TTATCAATTTTGTGTTGATAGTATCTACGACGGGTGCTATACATACCGAATACCAGGCATCGATAGCAGTTGTAGTGTTTCATGGTACGTGTGCGGGACTCATGATAGTACCATTTTGTGTTCTTAGAATGTGGGAACAAGCTATTTACCAATTTTCAATCGCTATGATGTGTTTCACCGCATTTAATACATGCAATCAAATAGCTATTCCCTAAATATGTCACTGTTCAGCATCTTGAAGAGATTCCATAAAATCATCTTATGTTGTGGACTTTCAACATATTCCCAGTCATCAATTATAGACATGATGAGTTTGTTATCATCAGGCTCATCATTTTTACGAAAACTAAGGGGTGCGCGTTCTCCTTCACTCCTTACATTTCTAATGTAATCCGCCACAGTATAAATAATAGCGTCTAAAAGCTCCTCTTTGGCCATTTCCATCCATGAATCCGTGGGTGTTCCCCATGTCCTTGTGTCATCATTCACTCTCACACCGTGATTATAACGTTTCAATCCGAGCTCTAACCGCTCGGTTAATTCCTTTCGGACGGGCATTATTATTAATATTAGATCTAAACTTTAACCAATATTTCCTGTAATCGTCGATTCCCTTTTTAGATATTTTACCCTTTTTGTTATTGAGGATGTAGTTTGCGAGTGCTAACTTGAAATTATTCTTCAAATTGTACGGAACACCGGTCACGTTCGTGTTATTCATGATGTACTTCTTCTCAAGATTTCTTTTTCTTTGCATCTTCCATTGACTCACCAGTCTTCGTTTAATTTCATTGATATCGCGTTTGAAAGGTATGCCTAACGCATTCTTCTTTTTATTCAGCTTGTTAATTTCATTTTGAACCACCTTCACATCATTGTTAAGATTGGGTTTGTATCTTTTCATCCATGTAACACCAAAATATTTGGCGAGATCATTGCGAATAGAATTTTCATTGAGTCGCCTTTTCATCTCTATGTTATTTATCTTCAACTGTCGATTCATCGCATTAATGGCATTCTTGGCATTCTTCTGCTTCTGCTTGATTGCCCTTGGAGATGGAGGTTTAACAACTGGCTTAGCGGCTATATTATTACGAGCCTTTTCAATCTTCTTACACAAACTGAGTTTAGTGTCCTTTTTGTCGTAAGGAATCTTCATGGCTTTACATATCAGTTCGAGATTGGGCTTAGAATATTGGTCACATATTTTTCGTCCTATCCGGAAGTTCTTAGTATTTACCTTTCCAGTGATGGCTACATTTTTACCTTTGGTAGTGTTTTTGAATGTGACTGTTTTTTTCTTGTTTAATTTTTTGATCTTCTCACAAATCTCTTTACGTGTTCCAAATTTACCCACTACACCCATCTTCTTAGCTAAATCTACGAGTTCTGGTCTGGGCATCCGTTCACACCTTTTACTGTTTATGTTTAACGCAGAAATCTGTGTAGTATTTAATATCTTCTTCTTTGTTGTTTTGGCCTTAGCCTTGGGCTTAGCCTTTGGTTTGGTGCGCGTCTTTTTATCACCCTCGGAGAATACCCCAGTGATTTTAATTTCACCCGCATCGTTCATTTTTTCGATTAATCGCTGTCCACGATTATACGCATTCAATATGTCTTGAGGGCTTTTGCCACCGAGAATCTGAACATTACCAGTTTTGGTAATATTGTATTTGTGATCATCGATGTACGCATAGAAGAACGGACCGAGTTCGGGTTCATACGTTACGTTCGTCATACCATATTCCCTGAATCGGGCGGCAGCCAATCCGAGACTCCTAAAAACACCGTTAAATTTAAACTGTGCACTGATATTGTTATATTCAAATGGATTGTATAAGAAAGACTCACGTTCAGTGTATTTGTCAATGACGAACTTTCGGATCAACTCCGGTTGAACACCTATATTCTCACCGACAAATCCCGCAGAAAATCGAATTTTACCATTTTTGTATATATTAAACGTAACCTTATGTGATTCTATCCCATTAGAAATCCTTAATATTATCTGAGTACTGAAATAGTCCTTGTTTATGTTACCCTTAGGACCGTAGTTTTTACTATGTGAATAACCCGTCTGAAATCGACCATATATTCCCTTTATGTCCAATGTGTCTATATAAAGACCTTCACCGATAAAGGTTTTATCGAGTGGTTTTTTTACTAGTATGTTTTTTATGTTTATACGGGCTTCTTTACCGAATCCACTGTTTACGTTGGCATTAAACATACCGATGTTTAGTTTACTCATTGAAAGTCGTGTAGGGGCAATATAATCTAATGAAGTATTGTTAAAAGATGTTTTACCCAATGCATTTTTGAATGCATTTTCGTTTATATCACTGAACTCATTTTCGAGGGGATCATTCTCAAATTCCTTAAACATACCTTCGTATCGTCTGTCATTGACGATATTCCTTTGGAGTGTATTAGGAACTTCTTGTCTCTTCAAAAGATTAAGTTCCACTTCACGGGGAACCTGGACATTTGGCGCACTCCTGGGTGGTGGCCACCGAAGCGATGGGCTACGCCTAGGACCCGTGGTCTCTATTCTGATGCCCGAGGTTTCCACGAATTCTCGAATTCCTCGACTCATTACTATTATGTACAAGTATTTTTTTTAAAACTCGTCTGTGAATCCAAGTGATTCTTCAATGACGTTGAGACCATAAATGATAGGTTGCTTGGGGTACAATCTCCCCTTGTATGTGACTGATTCGTTCCTGACTTCAACATCTCTTGAACTGAATGGCCCAATGTAGAAATCGGGATGGAACTTATGCTTTCCAAGATTGTTTTCATGGCAATGTTGGTTGAACACTTGCACAAATAGCTTTTGGGGTACAAACATATCTTCACCAAACTCAATATTCGTAGACTCGAGGAAGTTTGTGAGGGTACTCGCAACCATCGCCACTTGCTTTTGGATGAGCTTGAAATAGTTAGGCACAACATTCCAAATATCCCTGTCCCTGAATTTATTGGAGTAATCTAGGTATCCGCGCACACATTTGAGTAGAATGATGGGGAGCTCCTTCTCCAATTTCTTTTCAAGGTTTGGGTCCGCTTCTTGAACTTGTTTAGTAAAGTTCCATGGGAGAATACGACGCAGTACTGAACCAGAGTTATCTTTCCAGTTTGGAATTTCATTTCCGCCGAGTACTCCAGGTACCTTCCAATCGAGTGAAACCGCTATTTTGTTCTTGACTGCGATCGAAACCCTCTCACCTGATACGATAGACTGAAACTCAGCCTGTTCCAGTGCGAGGTCACCCTTAATCTCGGGTGCTATGAACATGAAACTGTCTTTCAGGGCTGACAGGCCGAATTTCCTCTCAATGTTGTTTCCGAGTGTGCCTACGTCCTGACTTTCGTAAAAACGCTTGAAAACATTGTTAATGAGTGTCGATTTACCGGACCTCGCGATACCCTTGAAAAATGGAATGACTTGCCAGGAATCCAGGTCACCAACATCATAACAGAGNCGTCCACCCATAACATAAGCCCAGTTACAGACTTCGGGCTCAAACTTTTGGTAATGTAAAACCTTATCAAAGTGGGGTGTGGGAATGTCTTGCCAATTTTCGATATGGGAAAAGTCATCAAACTGCTGATCGAAATACTTACAGGAGATGATAGTTGGGTCGAGGCACCGAAACTCCTTACTATCGTAGGGGTAAAAGCGAGAATCATAAACTCCACGATCGGGAATCCACTCCTTTCCAACAAAAACACCATTCTTGAATGACCATACATGACGTCTCTTTTCAATCTCAGGAAACTGGGGATCGATGCACTTGGAAATGTATTCAATCACATCCCTGTATACCGTCCCTCTACTCGTAAAGTTTTTCCAGTTTGAGAATTCGTCATCTTTAGGTGCGATGTTACGGACAAAATTCTGGATTTCCTGCTTTGCAACCCATGCCCGAGTGCAGTACCCATCGATGGTCTTGATTTCTTCGCAGCAAAAGTCTTTGTATCGTCTGTACCCAGATTTATACGCTTCGTCGAGTGTGTAGAGGAGACACTTTTGATACGGGGAACAATCCTCAATCTCATCTTCGTCCATGGTGGAAGGGTCAGAACTCGAGGATACCTGTGGCACTGCCATTGGGTTGACAACACGCTCATACGCTATGAAATGGCGTCTGATATTTTCATAACCGTCTTTCAGTTGTTTGACGACGTTGTTGACTCGCTTCCATAATGTGATTCCATCACCATTTACATCATGAGATTCTATTTTGAGATCCATGACCCGATTCTTCAAATCGATGATAAAACGACGCTGTCGTTCACGGATCCCCTTAATAGCCAGAATATCAATTCTTCCTGGGATGGGGTTATTGTTACTGTCCCAATTATCAGCGTGAATGAATTGCCTGTACCCCAACTCACGCGCATTCCTATAATCTTCAGTCTGAAGATCCCAGAAGATTTCAAACTTCCTCACGATTTCAATTATTTGGTCCTCATTCATCGATTGGATTTGCTCTTTTTGTAGCTCAGCCAGTGCTTCATACCTATTCGGTTCCTTATCGATGAAGTGAGTGTCTTCCATGCTTACTCTTACTATGAATTTTTCTTTTAACTAAATTTTTAATCTTGAAGCTTGGCAAGAATCTTTATAAGGATTTTATTCTGTACCTGCATTTGGTTAGAAATCTCGACGAGAGCTGAACATACGGTGTCACCATCCTGTGTCGCCATGAGAGAAGTCATCAAACCTATGATGTCAGTCTCATCGTCCTCAAGGTCCTCAAGGTCCTCGACAATTTCCTGATCATCTACCGAAATCTCATCCTCGGTCTCATATTCGTCGGAGACGATTTCACCATCTTCAATTTCTTCAGGCTGTGTGGACATTTGAATTACACCGAGAAAAAGTAGACTGCGAAATTTCGCACATTTACCCAGAATTATTTTCTCTGCTTATAGTACAACAACTCTCAAAATGGCCGGTGGTCTTATGCAACTCGTCGCTTACGGTGCCCAGGATGTCTACCTTACTGGTAACCCTGAGGTAACTTTTTATCAGGCCAAATACAAGCGCCACACTAACTTCGCGATGGAGAACATCGAGCAGACCGTCAACGGTACTGCCGCCAACTCCGGCCGCGTCTCCGTCACCGTCGCCCGTAACGGTGATCTCGTCGGTGACATGTACCTCGAACTCGAGTCTGACATCGCCGCTACCGCCACCGCGGAGGCTGGTGACTGCAACTGGGTCGCCGAGCGCGCAATTTCCTCCGTAGAATTATCAATCGGTGGTCAAAGAATTGACA